GGAGAGAAGTTAAGTCCGGTGTTTGGAAGTATTAGCAATTTTGTTACGGAAACCGTAATTCCATCATTTATAGCTTTATACAATTACATTATAACTTATGTAATTCCAGTAATGAAAAATTATTTAACTCCAATTTTACAAGGCGTTAAATCTGTATTCGGCGCGATCAGCGACGCCATATCCGAAAATGCTGGATTTTTTAAACTACTAGGAATAGGTCTTACTGCGTTTTTAGTTATTGCTAAACCTGTTGCGTCGTTTATTGGTACGACCTTTAAGGCAGCATTTAATGGTATCGCTTTCATTATTGATGGAGTTTCGTTAGCAATTAAAGTGCTGGTAGCTTCGATCAATGGAATTATCACAGGTTTAAATTTACTTATTTCAGGCTATAACATCGTTAACAATTTAAAGCCCGGATCAAAAGATTTACCACCAATTCCTAAACTGGCTAAAGGCGGCATGGTAAACGCAAATAGCCCGTACATCGTAGGCGAAGTAGGCGCTGAGCTATTCGTGCCATCATCGAGCGGTCGAGTCATACCAAATAACCAACTAGGCGGCGGCGGGAATATTTACATAAATGTATCTGGCGCAATAGACCAGGAAGGCACAGCTCGACAGATCGTTAACGTGCTAAATAACAGTTTCTATCGCGGCACTAATGGCGCAAATGCGTTGGCTTTCTAATGACAGTATTTAACCCAGTCTGGCGTGTAAAAATTCAGGGCGTCGAATACACGACCTACACGCTGTCAAATTTAACTATTACAAGCGGTCGAAATAACATTTACCAACAGGCTCAAGCGGGCTATTGTAATTTAGAGCTGCTAAACCTAACTCAGGCGATCGTTAACATAAACATAAACGATTCAGTCACGATTGAGTTACAAGATTCAACAGCGGCTTATGTGCCGATATTTGGCGGAACAGTCGTCGATTTCGGCGTTGAGATCATTACAGCTGGCAGCGTAGGAATTAATCAAGTCCTAAGAATTACCGCACTCGGAGCGCTTAGCCGCTTACCTAAAGCGTTAACAGATGGCGTTCTAACTCAGGATTTTGACGGCGATCAAATTTGGACAATTTTACAGGATTTATTATTAAACAACTGGGGCGAAGTTCCAGCGGCTTTAACATGGGCAAACTACGATCCGACTGAAACGTGGGCTAATGCCCAGAACGTAGGGCTAGGCGAGATTGATCGTCCGGGCAATTACGAATTAGCGCAAAGATCATCAAATCGGACAGATATTTATTCGCTAGTTTCAGCGCTGGCGACTTCAGGTCTAGGTTATATTTACGAGGACGGCAGCGGGCTTATCAGCTACGCGGACTCGACTCATCGATCGATTTATTTAGCCACAAATGGCTACACAGACGTAACGGCTAATCAGGCAATATTTAACGGGCTCAAGATTCAAACTCGAGCTGGCGACGTCCGAAATGACATAACTTTAAAATACAATACGAATTCCAATGATGAAGTCAGCGCCGAGGATATTGCGTCGATCGACGTTTATGGTCGTTTAGCTCAGGTCATAACTACGACAGTCAAACATGCGGTTGACGCTCAGGATCAAGCCGATTTCTATCTAACTTTAAGAGCTACGCCGCAAGCTAATTTTGAGTCGATCACTTATCAGCTTACAAATCCAGAGCTAGACGACGCCGATCGCGACTCGCTCATAAAGGTTTTTATGGGTTTGCCACTTCGTATCTCCGACTTGCCTCAAAATATGGCGTCGGGAACTTTTCTCGGTTTCGTCGAGGGCTGGTCTTTCAAGGCTGCCTATAACGAAATCGCGATAACTCTCAATCTTTCGCCGATTAGTTACTCGCTTCAAGCAATGAAGTGGCAAGACGTATCGGTGGCAGAACAATGGAACACGATCACCGGATCGCTAACGTGGGAAACCGCCTTAGTCGTGGCATAAGGAGAATAAATGACAAACCCGACATCAAACTTCGGCTGGCAAATGCCAACGCCGACAGACTTAGTTACCGACTTACCAGCTGATTTTGAGGTATTTGGTCAGGCGGTCGATACGTCGCTGGCTGATTTAAAGGGCGGTACGACTGGTCAAATTTTGGCTAAGGCGTCCGCAACAGACATGGATTTTACATGGATCACTAATGACGTCGGCGACATAACAGCCGTTAACGTAACCGCACCGATCACAGGTGGGGGTAGTTCGGGCGCTGTAACTATTGGCGTGAGCGCAGCTTCGACAAGCGCGTCAGGCGTTGTTCAACTTAGCGACTCAACTTCGACGACTTCAAGCGTTTTAGCTTCAACTCCGACAGCTACTAAATCAGCTTATGACTTAGCAGCTGCGGCAATTCCAAAATCAACAGTAACCACAGCGGGCGACATTATTTATCGAAACGCAACAGTTCCGACACGTTTAGGAATTGGTACAGCTGGTCAAGTGTTAGCCGTTAACTCAGGGGCTACAGCTCCAGAGTGGATCGCTGCTCCAACTGGCGGCGGTATGACACTTCTTAGCACTACGTCTATGACCACTACTCAAACTATTACTGTCTCAAGTATTAGCGCGGCTTACAACATGCTATTTATTGAGCTGATCGACGCATATCCAAGTAGCGGCGGCGGGGTTACAGTAAGATTTAACTCAGATAGCACAGCAAACGCTTATCAAGCTTTCTTTACAGAACCCAGCGCTGGATCAGTTTACCCAACAGCAACCCCTTGGTATTACACCACACAGACAAATTATCCATGGACATCAGGTTCATATAAGCCATCAGATACCAACGCTTATAGCTCAATGACTATCCAAAATTATGCGAATACATCGTCAAGAAAACAATTAGCAACTCAAACATCATTTCAAAATAATGGCACAAATGAATCAGTAAACGTCAATATGGGATTCTGGAATAACACAGCTGCCATTTCGACAATTGCCGTAACTTGCGCTGCTGGCACATGGACACAAGGATCACTAAAGATTTGGGGTATTAAATAATGGCTAAACCAATGATTAAATTAGTCAACGCTGAAACTGGCGAGGAAATAATTCGTGACATGAACGCCGAGGAATTGGCTCAACTAAAAGCGGACTCTCAAGAATTATTAAATAAAGAGAATTATAAAAGCGAACAAGAATTGGCTAAAGCTGCGCTATTAACCAAACTGGGTATTAGCGCCGAGGAAGCCGTTCTATTGCTGTCATGAAACTAACAAGCTATAACGGCTGGGAAGCTTCGGCTAAACCTGAGTCGATCCATGTCAAGTCTTACGCCATACCCGGCACGAGTCTAAAGATTCGTTGCGCCGAAGCTGTCGCACCTTTGATCGTGGGATTCTGTAAAGAGTTTAACGAGCTAATTGAGCCGCTTGACGGTGGTCAGCTCGACGACTGGGGTTATTGCTTTCGTATGGTTCGCGGATCAACTGATCGTTTAAGCAATCATTCAAGCGGAACAGCAATTGATCTAAACGCAACCAAACACCCGCTCGGAAAGATTGGTACGTTTCCTGTCGAAAAAGTTCCAATGATCCGGGCGCTCGCTAAGAAGTACGGTTTATTCTGGGGCGGCGATTATAAGAATCGTGCCGACGAACAGCATTTTGAAATCAACGTAAGTCCAAAAAGAGTCTCAGAGCTAATCAAGGCGCTGGGGTTAGGAGAAAAGTAATGAAAGAGCTAAAGGCTATGGCTGCTAGTTATGGACGATCAGCGCTCGCAGGAGCGTTAGCCGTTTATATGACAGGCGAAACCGATCCCAAGAAATTGGCGTATGGGTTTCTCGCTGGCGTCGTTCCGCTACTAATGCGTTACCTGAATCCTAAAGACGTTACGTTCGGGGCTAAGGCTAAGTGAACGCTAACGACTGGGCTGCTATGGGCGTCGCGTTAGTGACGCTCTTAGTGGCATTCACCGGGCTAGTCCGTCACCTAGTCAAGCATTATTTATCTGAGCTAAAGCCTAACTCTGGAGCTTCAGTTAAGGATCAAGTTTCAAGGCTTGAGAAGCGAGTAGATGAGATTTATAGCTTATTGATTTCGGGCGTAAAATAGTTTAATTGCGTCTTTCTGCGAGTCTGACCGTTGAGTAGAGATCGAGCGAGTATCGACTTCGGGTTGAGAGGCAGAAGCCTGTAACCAATGCTTATTGTCATTCCAAAGTGTTAGCGCTCCCGTAGCAGCCTCAATAAATACTGCCATATCTTTGCCGCGTATTCGCAGCTTAAATTCGACTTCCTGAATCTTAAAATTATCTCGAATAAAATTAGTGGTGATTATTAACAGATCACCGGGATTTGGAATATCGTCTCGCTGCCCATAACCAAACAGCTCTAAGCGCCCGTCCATTTTTGCCGTGCTTGTAACCTCGATTTGTCCGCTTGACGTCAATCGTGGTGCTGACATAGCTGCTCCCGTAGCTAAAGCCCTCGGCGTGTTGCTATTGAAAATGTCTGAGGACTTCCCTAGACTTTTCTAATAAGTGCTGGCACTCAATCGAATGAGTGTTAACACTTATGTTAGACAAATCACACCTGTAAGGCTAGGGAGCACAGGTAAAGATTAAGTAACGATTTTATGGAACACGTCGGTGAAAAAATAACTCCGACTTGTTACATTATGTTAAGTGAATTTGAGCGCTAAACGCTTTTATTTACTTTACATAATCATTATTTAATTCTTACTTTACTCCCGAAGCTTCACCATAACAGATCGGGAGTTCTTAAGGTGAACCTTAAATATGGAGTCGCAATCTTTCTTTACGTTTTTATTACAAATTTTATTAGTTGTACGGTAGCTTTCAAATCAGGCGTTCGAAGCGGTTACTTTCGCGGAAAAGCCGATGGAATAAGAGTCGGGGTAACCCGTGGTTAATTTACTTGAGGGTTATGAAACAGTAGCCGAGCGAATAGAAAAATTTTGGAATCACTACCCTAACGGGCGCATAGCTTCACATATCGTCTTTCAAGATGGCACTCGTTACATAATCCAGACGGACTTATATCGCGACATAAACGATCCACTCCCCTTTGCTACCGATTACGCCGAGGAAATTCGCTCAAACTCCAATCGCTTTCCTTTGGAAAATTGCTCGACCAGTTCCATCGGGCGATCACTACATTCCGGTGGGCTATCGAAATTTAGTGAGGGCGTTAATCGTCCATCGCTTGAGGAGATGAAGCGCGTCGAGCGCCCTATTGCTGCCCCAATGACTGCCAGCGTTGAAATGACCGTTACTGAAACCCGCGATCCTTGGTCATTTGGCTCAGCTTTAGAAAACGTTGGTAACGCAATAGTTATCGGCGAAACCTTTGATGAAGCACCTAAGTGCGATCATGGACACCGCCTAAAGCGTGAAGGCGTTGGTAAGACTGGAAAGCCGTATTCAGGTTGGGTCTGCTCTGAAAAATCACGGGCTAATCAATGTCCACCGATTTGGCTTTAAGCTAATGATCGAGGTCAAACTTACCTATGACGAACAGGTCGCAGCTGCTAAGGCTGGATTCTTACGCGGCACTTTCATGGAAGAGAACGTTCATTTCCACGATCAAAGCGCACTCGGCAATCTACATGAAGGCATATTGCGAAATGCCGAAGCTGCGAGTGCTGAATTAGCAGCGGCTAAATACTTTGAAATTCCAAATTTTAAGCTAACGATTAACACCTTTAAGAGAGTCGCAGACGTTGGCAGCCGTATTGAGATTAAGCATACGGTCTGGAAAGAGGGTCACTTAATCATTCGCGAGCGTGATCGGAATGAGGATATTGCCGTTCTGGTAACTGGAAAATCGCCGCGAATGTTCATCGTGGGCTGGATACCAATCGCGATTGCTAAGTCTGATCGCTTTAAGCATAAAGACGGTTCATGGTGGATCAGTCAAATTAATTTGCGAGCTATGGGAAATCTAAAGGAGTCCAATTATGGAAACGTTTGCGTATGAGTGTCGAGTCTGTAAGAAAGTGACACACCAGGTTGAACGTGTTGTAACTGATCTATTGCCCCCCGGAATTAAGACGTTGGAATGCGGCGAATGCGGATCGTTAGGAGTGTGCCTAGTTGCCTAATCTACATATCAAATGCGGTTGCGAAACAGCTCCAGATATCAAAGTTATGGTGCTAACGGGAGTTGTACCTATTGCTCAAATCATTTGCCAAAAGTGCGACTTTAGTTATGTCTCAGTAGGTGGTGAAGTAATCAATGCCTAGTTACCTGTATCGCTGCGATCAATGCGGTGGCGAATTAGAGCTAAATCACCCAGTAGCTACACACGGCAATACCGCTCCCCTGTGCTGCTCGTATCCAATGGCTCGAGTCTTTAGCGCGCCATCCATTGTCTTTAAGGGTACGGGCTGGGGCGGTGATAAGTAATGCCATTTGAAAATAAGCATTACCGGATCAGCGACCGAACTTATTTAGCCTTATGCTGTAATGAGATTCAGTTTAAATATACCTGTCGGAAATGCGATGAGGATATGGGCTGCTATTACTGCGACTTTAATTACGATGAAGCTCATGACAATTCGGCGTGTCTTAATGCTTAGGCTATTGACTAAGCCAGTACGATCAACTCTCTCGACGAGAGCCGCTGTGGCGGATAGCTCGCGGCGAGTCTATCTAACGGGCGTATTCTGTATTGCTATCACAATACTCTCAGTCAATAAGAGCTTATGACTATGAGTGCTG